CATCAGGCTTTTTCTTTGTCTGAATCCCCGTGAATCCCTTCCGATCCCTCAGCGATAAACACCTCTGTACTTAAATCCCTTAGTAAAGCGGATACTCCCAAGCGCTCCATATTTCGAGCCTCTATACTGAGAACATGCCACTCACCAGCGATCTCTTTTTCGAGTAGCCAGGCGAGATACTGGGCCAAGTCCTTTCCTTTGATGTTGGATAAAACACGTGCCCGTTCATGATTTTCAGGAGATAAACGAACATGCGTAGATTTCTTTTCCAGACTCATATTTTTTTCCTTATGCAGCAGTTGATTTACTGCGCTGAATATTTGGATTTAAGAATAAGTGCGGATATTCAAGCTTTACTCTTGAAGGTATTCCGCGAACCATCCAGTTCTGAACTCTCTGCCGACTGTTGTAGCCAAGAAGTTCTGCAACCTTTGCAGGTCCGCCTAAATTCAGGATGGTTTCTTTATCGGCTTTAACTGACAGAGCCATAAAAACACCTCAACACCACGTTAACTAAATAGTAAACACTGCGTTAACTATTGTCAATCAACTTGTTTAACACAAAGTGTTTACTTTTTTAGATAATGAAATTGCAACTAAACAGAGCGAAAATAAAAATGCATCCTTCCCTAGAGCGCCTATTGAAAGTTAGTGGCCTTAATCAAGAAGAACTTGCTAAAAGAATTGACGAGTCTCCACAAACAGTGAGCAACTGGAAAAGACGTGGAGTGTCAAAATCGGGAGCTATTAAAGCTTCTGCTGAGTTTGGCGTCTCTGTTAGTTGGATTCTTGACGGGGATGAGTCTGGTGAGAATGTTGAAGCATCAAAAGTACAAGGATGGGACTCAAACACTCCATTAGATGATGATGAAGTGGAGATCCCTTTTTATAAGGATTTTTTAGTGTCGTGTGGGTCAGGAAGTACACCAGAAATTATTGGTGAAGCAACAAGGAAATTGCGTTTAAGTAAAGCTACTCTTAATAAATATGGGGTTTACGAAGGAAATGCCTATGCGCTTACAGCATTCGGTAACTCTATGTCCCCTATTATTAATAATGGTGCAACTGTTTATGTAGATACAGGTAGGACACAAATAGTTGACGGCAAGATTTATGCAATCAATCATGGTGGTCTGTTTAAATTTAAGTTTCTATACCGAATGCCAAAAGGTGGCGTTCGCATCGTTAGCGCCAACGCTGAAGAGTATCCAGAAGAAATATTAACAGCAGAAGATATTATGGATCAGGAATTTTGTGTCGTGGCTTACGCCTTTAACGTTCAAAACTCGCTGCCATAATCTAGTTAAAACAACAGATACCGCCCCAGTGGCGGTTTTTTATTGCCTCAACAAAAGTAAACAAAATAGGTAAACATATAAATCAACAAAAAGTTCACATAATGACTTGACTATAGTACACACCATGTTTACTATTAATTCACAGACAACAAAAAAGCCCCTAGCTTTCGACGGACAGGGACTTTTACTCAGTGAGTGAATTAATTATGAATGCAAAACTTACTTTATTCAATAGCCTCCTAATTGCCTCAGTGGTATCAGGCTGCAACTACGCCGATGCAAGCGGGCCTATCGCAGTCGAACAGCAAGAACAGATCAGTATTGTTTCTCGCTCATACCATGTCGTGAAGATCGATTCACGCTGCTCAGACTTCTGCCCAGCAACACTGACAACAGAAGATGAAGAATACGAAATCAAAGTCGAGTTCAAGTACTCGACTTTTGATGATGGAAATGGCGTGGGTTACTCGGCTGTCGGTGCTGAAATTGAAGAAATGGAAATCATTGCAGTTGAAGATCAGCTCGGCGAAGAAGTGAATGCTTACATCGACCAATTTGAGATTGAGCGCATTAATGACGCGCTGGTTGAGGGGATTTTGAAGGAGCGCCGGGTATGAGTCTGATTGAAAAATTTGGCGGCTATATGCCAGCTTATAACCACTCTAAACAAGTGAGCTTGCCTGAGTTAGACCGGGAACTTCTTGAGTATCGTCGTGCAAACAATCTTATAGCAGCTGGTGATCAGATTGTTATAGACAACAAGCCGGAGCTTTACACAGTACAAGCTGATGATATTGGCTCTCACTGGATTCATCTTGTATCTATTCGGCACGCAGATGATGCGGAAATTCAAAGTGGTGTGGTTTGCCAAGGAGCTGCTCAATGAAAATCAAAACCGCTTTTGCCGAGCAGTTCAACACTCACGACTATGACCCTGATTTTGTAGCCCACTATTTTGGCCGCATCGAAATTCACTTGGACACGCAGTACATGCTGCTTGATGACTTGCACACCCAGCGCGTCACGCTATCCATCTTAGTGCTGCAAGACGGCACAGTCGATACAGACCAGGTGTGCACAGTTAAGACTTACCGTGGTCTGCCGGATGACTGTGTGTTTAACGATGAGTTTATCGCAATTGATGAATTGACGACCCAGCAATTTGATTACTTCACGAATTTAGAAGAAGTGAAGCGCGAAATTGGATTGTTTGGGATGGAATTGGCACAGGTTGCTTAGGAGAAGAATATGAATGCACCGGTACAAACACACGCGCCAGCACTACCTGGCAACGCCCAAACCTCAGCACTGGTTTTAGATCCACAAGCAATGCAAAACATGGTCGCATTTGCTGACTTTATGTGTAAAGCAGTTATTACAGTGCCAAAGCACCTGCAGGGCAACTCGGGCGACTGTCTTGCAGTAACGATGCAAGCGATGCAGTGGGGTATGAATCCTTTCGCTGTAGCTCAAAAAACCCACCTGGTTAACGGTAATTTGGGTTATGAAGCTCAACTCGTCAATGCGGTAATCATAGCTCGCGCCCCTATTACCAGCCGTCCAGATTATGAATGGTATGGCGACTGGTCAAAGGTAGATGGTAAGAGTTGTAAAGCCGCTGATGTAGGAGTTCGTGTGTCTGTCATGCTTAAGGGTGAGACAAATGCTCGTGTGCTTGATGTTTCATTTGCCCAAGTGGGTGCCACACGAAATTCTCCAAATTGGGCAAATGACCCAAAGCAACAGATTGCCTATTTGGCTATCAAAAAGTTAGCTCGTTTGCACTTCCCTGATGTGATTCTTGGTGTTTATACAGATGACGAGTTAAATGATCATTCAGAATTTATCCCATCTGAACGCACCGTAAGTGGTGCTGCTCAGGAAGGCTATGCAGAGTTTGAGGCTCTTCATTTGCCACACCTGAAGAGTGAGGCGCAATACGGTACCGAGCGGTTGCAGCAGGCTTATACAGTTTTACCTAAAAGCGAATTTAAGAAAGCGCTGTGGACAACACACTCCGCATCATTAAAAGAAATCGCACAATTTGCTGATCAGGCTTTGGCTCGCGAAGGAGAAACCTATGAACATTCTCCAGCGTAGTGATGACTGGCATTCTGAGCGATGCGGCAAAGTAACTGCTAGTCGCATCAAGGATATAGATGCCAAGCCAGCCAAGGGTAAAGTGCTTAATTCATTAGGCTTGATCATTCTTTCCGAGCGCCTCACTGGCGTTCAGGAAGAAACTAAAACTACTCAGTTGATGCAATGGGGAATCGATCATGAGCCACATGCAATCACAGCCTATGAAAATGAAACAGGTGAATTTGTAGAAGGCGCAGGCCTAATTGACCACCCTTCTATCCCGTTGTCTGGCGCTTCTCCTGATGGGTTGGTTGGCAAGCAGGGTCAGCTTGAAGTGAAGTGTCCAAACACGACTACGCATTTAAACACCCTGCTCAGTCGCACAGTGCCAGACGACTACATTCCACAAATTACATGGCAGCTGGCTTGTACAAAACGCGAATGGTGCGACTTCGTGAGCTATGACCCTCGCCTGCCTGAGTATCTGCAGCTGGTGATTATCCGGGTATTTGCAAAAGATTTAGATATTGCCGGGCTTGAGGAAAGCGTGATTGCTTTTAATAAAACAATAGATCAGGCAATTGACCAGCTCGCATTAAATCAGAAGCTAAAAGTCGCATAAACCTACTTTAATAAAAAAGTAGACCCGATTTTTAGCACAGTTGTTTATTTTAATAAAAGATTGGTGGTGGAGATGAGATCTAAAAAATTATGGTGTGTGGCTATTCGACCAGAAAGTGATAGCCCTCATGTGCAATCACCTGCTGCATCAAAAGAAATTGCTGAACGCGCAGTTGCTCGATACAAGGCCATGGCCTTGGCAGAAGGTAATGAATTTATGATCGAGTCTTTTGACGACTTGATTCAGGTACAGCAATGGCACGGTACTCGTAAAGAACACATCAATAAAATGTTCTATACAAATAGTTGGTTTAAGCAATCGATGTACCAGTGCTTTGACCTGCCA